GATTTACGATGGATCAATATGTTTCTCAACTAAAGAAACAAAAAGAAGAAGAAGCAGCATCGATAGTCAGTCTAAAAGACTACAAAGAAACACTGGGAGAAGTTGCCATAGCAACGGCAATGACTACACTAAAAAGACAAGGTGCCACAAAAGCAGAGTTAGAATCAACGGCTGCCACAATGAAGAATATCGCAATATCTAAAGAAGCAACAACAGAGAATGTGGCTGGTCAGAACCTATTGATTCAACTTCAACAAAAAATATTACAAAACGGACATAAGCAAACCGAGTTAGACAAAGTGCAGTTGCAGATAGCAAAAGATCCGTCGATGAATAACAACTTGAAGAATGAGTTAATTCAGAAAGCACAGCTCTTGGATGCTACTTCAAAGCAAAATGCTTATGACAAAGCTAACTTAGCTATTCAAAATTTGATTGGCTTCAACATTGACAAGCAAACAGCATCCCTTGGCAAGTCAAAACAAGAAATGATAGTTTGGAATCAACAGGCGGCTCTTAAAAACGCGCTTGATAAAGATCTTGAGAAGCAGATAATCACACAGGATCAATATAACAAGCTTCTGATAGCTGGTAACACACAGATCGTGAAAGAAAATGAAAACTTGAACGCGCTATACACTACATCTCAAGCGTTCACTCAAGGATTTAGCAAAGGACTCAAGGACAACCTAAATGACAGCGAAAACTTAAACAAGTTAGGTCTTGATGCATCTAACAAGTTAATCACTGACGGAACAACTGCCTTTATGAATATGGGCACTCAAGGTTCACAGGCATTCAAAACACTGTTGTCATCTATGCTCAAGTTTTTTGCAGAGTATATAATCAAGTTAGAAATAACTAATGCGCTAAAAGCAGCAGGAAATGCAATGGGCGGTGGCGGTGGCGGTGGCGGTTTCGCATCTATGCTTGGATTCGCCAATGGTGGAGCATTCAGTGGCGGCAACCAAGTAACAGCATTCGCAGACGGTGGTGTTGTGGGTGGCCCAACAACATTTAATATGGGATTGATGGGAGAAGCTGGCCCAGAAGCAATAATGCCACTACACAGAGATGGTAGCGGAACACTTGGAGTAAAAATGAATGGTGGTGTAGGTGGTGGAGCTTCAACAGGAACAACTCACTATAATCCAGTATCTATTCAGATTCATAGCAATCAAGATCCGAAACAAATCGCCGACCAAGTAAAACAAACATTCAACACTGCGAAGATGATCAGCAAAAAGACTATGCTTGATCAACAAAGACCAGGTGGTGTGTTGAGCAATAACTATACACAAAACGCATTTAGGAGAGGATAAAAAATGTCATTATTCGGAAATGTTATACCAAGCATATCATCACAAGTATCAACAACCTACAGAGTATTAGAGTATCAGTTTGGAAATGGATATAAGCAGGTTGCTCCAGATGGAATCAACTATGCTCTCGAACATTGGCAGGTTGAGTTTGACAATCTGGACACGACTCAATCAGCGGCACTTGAAAGTTGGATAAATACTTATGGTGACCCTACAAAAGTATTCACAGCAACAATGGTATTAGGAACAACACCAAAAACATATCGTATGAATAAAACAGGATGGACAAAAACTTGTCCAACTGGAGGAAATGTATATACCTATACTTTCGTATTAGAACAGGTTTATTAAAATGCCAACAACACCAACAATAGCCTCGCAGATGGCGATAGCCTATAGTTCTGACGGCATGATCGACCTTTACAAACTCGACTGTTCGAATATTGGTGGGTCAATATATTATTTCTCACCACAGTGCTATCAAGATGGAACACTAATCTCATTTAATAGTCAGGTATATAACAGAATACCTATTGGATTAGAAACAGTAGAAGAACATGCATCAACACAAGCATTGCCACAACCAGTGTTGTCAATATCAAATGTTCAAGGTCCGCTTATGTCCGCACTTGTGAGTCTTGGCGATTTAGTTGGTGCGTCATTAACATATATAAGAACAAAAACATCATATCTTGACGGACAGGCAAACGCTGACCCAACAAAATATATTGGACCGCAAGTGTGGTATGTATTCCAAAAATCAACACACACGAATGTATTATTACAGTGGGCATTATCTTCGCCGATGGACAGACCAGGAATGATGCTGCCAGTAAGACAAATATTAAAAGATGCTGGAGTAAATCCTGGCATTCCGGTGTATTTCCCGGGCGTGACCCCCTACAGAATCAATCCCGCGGCACCTTAATATGAAACTTAATCAATATGCTACTGAAGCATTCAGACAAGATGTGATTAAAAGATACCCGAACGAGGCTTGTGGATTCATAATCAACGACGACTATCATTCTTGCTTCAATGTCTCAGAGGAACCAGAAAAACACTTTAGAATAAGTGGCGAGGAAAGATTCGACATAGAACAATTATTCGGACCTATTCAAGCAATAGTTCATTCTCATCCATACACATTAGAAGAATCACAGCACTTCGCAAAACGAAAATATAATCCAGTATGGCCAAGTGTCGGTGATCAAGAGTCATTCTTATCCGACAACATACCTTGGGGAATAGTGGCAACAGACGGAGAAGGTATTTCAGAAATAACCTGGTTAGATGAGACAGAGATAATACCATTAGAGTCGAGAAAGTTTAGTTGGTTCAATGCCGACTGTTATGCTTTAGTGAGAGATTGGCACCGCATAAATAACAATATAACCTTGCCGAACTTTACCAGAGAATATGGATTCTGGTTAAATGGACAGAATATTATAGAAGAAGGAATAGCAACAATAGATTGCTTAAAAAGATACCCAACAGAACAAGCAATAGTAGGCGACATAGCAATATTTGACACGGCAGGAACAGGAATAGTGAATCATCTCGGTGTTATAGCAGGAACAAATGAACTATATCATCAATGGATAGACCGATACGCAGAGAAAAGTCGATGGGATCATTGGCAAAAACACTGTAAGTATGTGGTAAGGATAATAAAATGAAAAGAGAAATACACTTATATGGATCATTGGCTAAGATAACAGATAAATCTGTTTATACTTTGGATTGTGATGATCAGAAGATGCTATTTGCGTCATTACGATCACTGTCACCAAAAATGAACTATGCTCTGCGAAAAGTAGAACAAGTAAAAATAATCGGGACGAACAAAGAAAAGAATAAAGTAGAAGGATTAGATTCAGACTTTACTTTCGGAGACACAGTAGAAGAGATTCATATCGTGCCAGATACAACAGGTGACGCACAAGCAGCAATTGCAGCTTTCTCCATAACAAATCCATGGGCGGAGGTGGCAATCTATGTAGCAGTTGCCGTAGCAACAGCATATATCACAGCAGCACTTACTATGCATCTATCTCCTGGAAATAATGGAGCAGGTGGTGCTAAATCAACAATGTTTAACGGCCCAATCAACTCTACTGACCAAGGCGGACCTATTCCGATTATATACGGAACAAAAGTGCTAACAGGATCAACGATTATAGCAGCAGATGTGACATATATAAATGTAGCATAAAATGGACAACATAATGACAACAACAAAAGATATTATTGGATCAGGTGGTGGAGGAAAGTCAGGTGGTGGCGGCGGATTATCCGAAGCAACCGACACACTCAGAACAAATGAACTTGTCTCTGTATTACACTTACTCGGAGAAGGTGTTGTCAATCTATATACGGGTGACGGACAAAGTATATATCTAAATAATATTCCTTTACAAAACAGTGACTTATCCTGGAACTTCGGTAAAACATCATACGAATTTAAGAGTGGATCAGCAACACAGTCTCCACTCTCAACAACCGTGTTCCCCGGAGCGTCAAATGTATATACAGTAAATCAGATAGCTTATGGTGGAACAACTACACCACTTGTTGCGCCAGCACCAGTTATATATGATGTGGTAAGTGGAACAACCGACTACTGTAAGATAGGTATTAGATTCCCCAATGGTTTGGCATCAACAACATCTCAAGGATCTATTGTTGGTGATTCAGTAACCTTCGCGTTAGATACAAAGCCACACACAAGCTCAACCTGGGTTCAACAAATATATACAACTATAAATGACAAGTCGTCACAACCAGCAGTTGTTCAATATCGTCTAAATAATCCAAGTGGTGTAGGATCAGGTGTTCTATGGGATATTCGTCTTCGTAGAATAACACAAGACAATGAAACAAGTGTTCGCAAAAACGCAATCGAAGTAGGAACAGTAGAAGAAGTAGAACAAATACAACTACCATATAATGGTGTATCTTATGTTGGATTAAATCTAAATGCTGCAGAGATGGGTGGTCAGTCAGCAGCAATTCCTGGTGTGTCGTTTATGCTAAAAGGTCAGACTATACAAGTCCCATCAAACTATAATGCCACAACACGAGTTTATACAGGAACTTGGGACGGAACATTCACAACAGCAGTTTCAGATAATCCTGCCTGGATACTTTATGACTTATTGACTAACTCAAACTATGGATGTGGATTATTTGGTATAACAGCAGCAATGGTAGATAAGTATTCATTCTATAATGCAGCAGTATTCAATGATGTGTTTGTCAATAATGGTGTAGGTGGAACAGAACCAAGATTTACCTTTAATGCTCCGATACAAAATCGCCAAGATATGCTAAAAACCCTACAGGAAATAGCAGGAGCATTTAATGCTGTATTGGGAACTTCAGATGGTTTAATCACTTGTTTCCAAGATCGTCCAACAAACTCACTATATCCAATTACAAAGAGCAATGTTATTGGAGACAGCAATACACCATATTTCTCATATCATTCGTCTGCATTACCAACAAGAACAACCGTTTGCAACACAACTTATGTGAATGGATTAGATAATCGTTATTTGCCGAAAGTAAGTTCTGTGTCAGACGCAGCAGGATTGGCACGATACGGTTATCAACCATATGATATGGCCGCATTTGGAGCAACAACAGAAGGTCAAGCACAAAGAGCAGGTAAGTGGTGGCTTTATACCAACTTACACCAGACAGAAACTGTCACCTTCAAGATGGGCCTACAGGGTTTATTGGTAAATCTATATGATGTGTTCGACTTATATGACGAAGATTATACTCTACAAGCAGGTGCAGGCAGAGTTGTGTCTTCAACAACAAATACAATCACATTCGATCAACCAATAGTGGTAAGTGGCACTTCACCAACAGTGTCAGTGTTATTGTCAGATGGAATAACATATGAGACTCATCCAATCACAACGGCAGCAGGCACCTGGAGCAACGTAAGCATATCTGGCACCTGGTCAGTATTGCCGACACAATATGACAACTATATTGTCACTTCAGCAGTTGCTCCTCGCACATTTAGAATAATCAATATAAAAATAGACACTGCGACAAAAGAAGCAACAATAGTGGCACAACTATACGACAAAAATAACTATACAAATATTGAGTCAGGTATAGTTATTCCTGCGAACACATACACAATACCAACAACAAATATAATCGCAGATGTATCAAATATAGCATTTACGCCAACTTCGTATATAAGCACAATAGATAATAGTTTCGAACGAGGAGTTACTGTATCTTGGGATGCTCCAGCAAACACTCTCACTTCGGGATATGTGATGAAGTGGAGATGGAATGCTGGCAACTATGTGACTATGCCAGAAACATCCACCACGTTAATAGAGTTAAAAAATATATTGCCAGGAACATATGATGTGATTATATATGCTCTAAATATAGCAAACTCAACTTCACTTGGAAAAACAGCGTCATATATTCTCGACACAAGTGGAGGAAATGTATCAGCAATCCTGTCAGAAGTATCCAACTTATCTGTGTCGGGTGGTGGAGTAACCTGGACTACTCCAGATTGTTCGTTCGTGTTTGACAACCCAGTGGCAAATGGTGCCAACCTGGCAGGATTCGAAGTAACAATAATGGACAGTGCTAATGTGGTATTACAAACAGATACTCTTGGACCAGTAGGACCAGGTATTCAGGATGGATATATCTATACTTACGCAATGAATAGCACAAGCACAATAACAAATGCTCCATTCAGAACACTAAATGTCAAAGTTCAGGGTATTGACATTAATAACAACACAACTTTGGGTGTCTTTAACACATTCACTAATCCAGCACCGGCGACACCAGCATATCTAACGATAACTGGTGGATTTAATGTTAATCAAATCAACTATAACAAACCAATAGATCCAGATTATGTAGGAACTTTGGTATGGCAATCTAACATATCAGGATTTACTCCAGATGCAGCAACCATCAGATATACAGGACCAGACACAGCATATACTGATGTAGGATTATCTACGACCACGACATACTATTATAGAGTGGCGTCATATGACACATTCTATAATCCAGTAACCGATACTTATCTCGGAACAGGATTAAATATAAGTCCAGAAGTAAGTTCAATGACTGCATTACCATCCAACACAAATGAATACCAACTCACAGGCACTACTTGGACACCTAACTCACCAGCAACAAACAGTATTGCCTGGTCAGCGGGTATTGTGGCAAAAACACAAGGATCTGGTATAGGAACAACATGGAATATATCTGCCGGGAATGCTGCCTGGACAAGCGGAATAATGTATATATATTATGCTGAAGGTGACACATTCCTAACAGCAACCACAAATATCACAACAGCAATTGCGGCAAATAAAATCATATTAGCAACTTATCGTGGAGGAACATCTCTACAGATTGGAAACGGCAACGCTTATATGGATGGATCATTCCTTATTGCGGGAACCGTAGGTGCTTCTCAGTTGGTAACGGGATCAGCAGTTATCACAGGATCAGCACAAATAGCAAATGGCATTATTGGGACAGCACAAATACAGAATGCTGCCATAACTAACGCACAGATCGCAACTGCGGCAATATCAACAGCACAAATACAGAATGCTGCCATAACTAACGCACAGATCGCAACTACGTCAATATCAACAGCACAAATACAGAATGGTGCAATAACCAATGCTCAGATCGGCATTGCGGCAATATCAACAGCACAAATACAGAACGCAGCAATATCAACAGCACAAATACAAAACGCAGCCGTAGATACACTTCAGCTGGCTGGGCAAGCAGTGACCTTACCTGCATCTTCGTTTAATGGTGGAGTTGTTCATTTGACTGTGGCGAATCAGGTGCTTGCTTCGGTAACAATAACCACTTCTGGCTATCCAGTCGAACTTTGGGGTGGATGTAACTGGAATATATCAACGTATGCTTCGGGTGTGGCTAATCTAAATATAACGCAAGACGGTGTTGTGATCACATACGCAAGTTTTTCATATAGCACAACGAATTACGCAAACTCAAGTCTCTCCTGCCCGCCAGCAAGGGTTCAACCAGCAGCAGGAACACATACTTATCAACTAACCTTCACCGGAACATATTATGACGACGGCGGATATTATGTTACAGAAACAGCATCACAATGTGGGTTAGTTGTGATGGAAGTAAAAAGATAAAAGGAATAATAAATGTCATCAATTTGGAATAGCGCAACCTTCACTTCAACCGCAGGAACATATTATGTTGTGTCAGTTACTGACAATACAGGCGTTGTTGATTGGCCAACAATAGCATCAAGCAACAACATAACCTTCACACCGTTAATAGTAGCAGGACCAGGGGGAGGAGTAGCTCTCTATATATGGGGCGGTTTCTGTTCAAAGGCGGCATCAGGATATATTCAGGTTATTGATTATGGCACAATAATCGGTGCCCACTATGATTCATTCGCTGGGATAGATACAGCATCTCCGGTTGTTCAAATACTAAATGGTGCTGGGTATTCCTTTGGATTAACAACTTTTGGAATAACACTTGCTGCACTACAAACAAACTCTTTAGTATATGTTGCGGGATTAAGTGAAGACGGCAATGCAATATCTTTAGAGGTTGACTATACAACAACCTACAACAATAGTGGCTATAGCGTCGTCGGCGGCATAGTAACAGGGTATAAATCTCCAGGAACAACTAACCCTTATATCGTTGTTTCAGCAGACACAAACAATGCGTTGGTAGGCATAGAACTTCGTCATATAGACCTTGTTCAATATCTAGTATATGATTCAACAACCGGTAAAATAAAAAGCACAGGAACTTGCAATTATTCTTTGGTGTCTTTACAAGCGCAAGCAGGAGAAACAGCCATCGTCGGTGTCGCCGACCCAATAACACAATATATTGATGTGGCAAATGTAGCGATTATTTCACGCCCAACATTTACGAGCAATAATACCTGGAATGTGACCAGTATCACAAGCAACGGAGCAAATGCAGCAGTCTTTGGATCAAATTTAGCTAACCCAACAACGGTTAGGATAAGTCCGCTTCCAACAACGGGTGTCTTATCAACAGCAGCAACAATAACAACGGGCAATCTTACTTTAACAACTACTGGACTACCAGGAACATATTCACTATTATTTCAATCATTCCCATATCAAGATTATACAGTAACTATAACAGGAACATAAAATGACAACAGTAAATCTAACCCCGGCCTTACCAGCAACACCTACAGGACTTGCCGTAACTGGTTCTGTAGGTGGCGCCACATTGACTTGGAATATAACATCACCTACAGACACATATGAAGTATGGTATAACACTGCAAATACTTTAACTGGAGCAACAAAGCGTGTGGCTATTCAAGCAAACCACTTTGTTGTGTCAAATCTCGATGCCACTGTGTCATATTGGTTCTGGGTTCGGTCAGTCAATCAATACGGAGTTGTTGGTGCTTATACAGCAAGCGCGTCACTAATACAACAATCTCTTCAATATCCTTTATTACCAACAACCGCAAATGTATCTGCGGGCACTTATAGTTCATCTTTCTCAACCTCAAGCGGAGCAGGCATCGCGATGAATACTGTATTTGACGCTCTCACTTTAAGTATAACATCTGTGCCAAGTAATTCAACCTTTACTTTGTCGGGAGCAATATGCTATTCAATATCAAACGTATCTGTTGTGACGGGTCAAACATTAGAAGTTATTGCTGGAGTGTCAGTATATGACTCTACAACAAGCAGCTATGTAACAGGAGCAGGTAGTCAAACTTATCCGTATATAAATGTCGATGGAACAGGTTATGGTAACCTAACCGGAGCAGAAAATATCAACTGGACTGGGTCTTGCGGACTAAATGGAAGTTTAATCGCAGGACACCAGTATACAGTCGCTTTATGGATGGAAGCATATCAAGCTACAGGCACGCCTACTTGCTCATTGGATGTGAATTATACTATAGCAGTCAGCACCGACGCTGTATATTCGTAAAATCAGTTAATGTGAAGAAGTGACACTCTGTATAGTCGATAATTCTGAAGTATCAAAATGGGTCAAATGACTCATAAATCATCACCAAACGGGGCAAAAGGATCATCCAAATGACTCAAACGAAGCAGTCAAAAATAAAGGCGATATATGTTATATGGAAGATATAAAATAGGTGTCGCCAGACAAGTAAATCGATATATTAATATATAATAGTCTTACGACAAGTATAAATAAGTATGTAGGGTGATTTAATAGTGTGTTGTGAAAAATTTCCCGTATCAAAACAATCGTGCAACGCGATTTTCCTTTAAGCACAACACACTATTAAATCACTCAACACAACCGTTCGGGAAAAACGGTTATAAAATAAAGGAAAATAAAATGACAAACAAACTAAAAAAATACAATTCGGTAAGTATCGGTAAGATTATGACAATCGAAACCAACGAATATTTCGCTAAAACTAACCGAAAAGACTTTATTGTTGATTCCAAAAAGTGTGACACTGTAAATGACGATTTTGACAAAGTTGCTGAAAAAATAGGCAGAAATGTCAAAAAGTGTGACCCTATATGGAGAGTATATAGGATAGTTACCAAAGAAAATAAAATATCAACTCACTTTCAAGAAGAAGTATTCAATCACCTCCTGAATCTACTAACAACCACTTATCCAGGTGATAACAACCTCAAGTTGATACACCGATACCTGAGCAAACATCTCATCGAGATAATCACCGAGATAATCCCTACTTACTCATCGAGAACAACTCACGAGAAGTATTCGAACATATCAGGTATAAAGATAATGCTTATAGACTCATACAGAACTAAATGGGGTAGAATAACTCTTGACGGTAAAAAGAGGTATGTATCTGAACTACTTATTCCTTTGTTGGTGACAATAGTGGAAGTGGGATATACAGGAACTGCTTCAGCAGTAAAGTTTGACAAACCGAAAGTGAATGACCTAATAGAGGAACTTATCTGGGATGGTAAGGCATACAAACGCAATAATACTTCGGAAAACACATTCGCAACAAAAATAGATGTGGCCGCATTGGAAGACTATCGAGATGGACTCACCAAAAGTGTCAAAAACAACAGTTTGATGTATGAGATTAACTCGATTCTTCATAATACCTCACCAAATGGGGTCATTTTGCAACAGATAAATCCAAGTGACAGTATGGGATGCTATTTGCGTGGAGCAAACCTACAAACCCTTCGCAAAGACATTCGTCATATAGCACTAACCGGTAACTTTAGTTATGACTTACAAGCATCTGTGTTTGCAATGTATGCCGGATCGGTCCCTGGTGAATGGAAAGCAATCAAAAACTACATACAAAACCGAACAGCAATAAGAAAACAAGTGGCAATCGACTTGGGTGTTTCGGAAGACATTGTCAAGCAGGTATTCACATCAATAGGATTCGGTGCGAAGTTGTCGCCGACAGGATCAATAGCCAACTTATTGGGCAACAAACACACTGTGATGATGTTCCATGCACATCCAGTCGTCAAACCGATCATCAAGGAGTTTCGCAAGTGTTTCAATCAACTAAAAAAGATGGCCGTATGTGACAACCCGAAACACATCTTCCATACTCTACAGTCAAAAATAGTATCTGAGTTTATTCGTGCTTCTGGACAAATACCTAACCTAATCATTCACGACAATGTTTATTTCGTAAAACCGATAGATATACAGGAGGTGATTAGTAATATGGTATTGCCAGGATTCGACAAGTCGTTCCTATACTTTAATGAAGAATGTATTTAAGCAAAAATAATCACCATATATAAATACAAAAGTTGTGATACTTAATAATAGGAAAAATAAAAAATGGCTGAAGAACTACACTTCCATAGAAGAGAGGACGCTGACAGAATAACTCGACTTGAAGTTGTGGTCGGTCGTATAGAGGTAGATGTGTCAGATATGATTAAATCAAACAAAGAAGATATGGCAGCAATGTCAGCAGACCACAAGGTTATATCTAATCAACTACAAACTGTTCTCGTAGAATCAATAAGAACAACAACATCACTACAATCCTCTATTGAAAAGCTAAATACTACACTAACCCCGTTGTCTATTAAAGTAGATGAACACGATCAGTTTATATGGAAAGCACTTGGGTTCATCACAGCACTCAATATGGTGGGTTGGGTTGTGCTACACTTCATAAAATAAGGAGAACTAAAATGATAGTTAAAAAAGGTAATCAATATGTTGTAAAGTCAGAAAATGGCAAAAAGGTATTATCGGCACCAATGTCAAAAGAACATGCAAAAGAACGCCTTGCTCAAATTGAGTATTTCAAGTCAAGAAGCAAAAAGTAATATAGAGAGCAACAACTTAAAGAGAGGATATAGTAATGACCGATCAGTCAGTATGTCTCATCAAGCAGAAAGATCCACAGTTTAACTATGTCCTTGATTTATGGATAACAAATATTCTATTGTCAATATCTCATCATCCAGTAATGTCAGAGTCAATACACCCGTTCGTCATTGACTTTCTCGTAAATGAAGATAAAAGTGGTCTTCCTCCAGAAAGAATAATATCACATCAAATCCGAAGGTCATATATCTCACTGTCTAAATCATATGACTGTGAAACAGCATTCATTATGTATGACCCCGACTTTGCCAACATTCATCAATTAGAAGACATTATTCATTCATTTGGAACAGAAAAGACTCGTCAAAAGATCAGATTGAGTTGTTCTGACGCTCAAACGATCACCTCACAATTAAGTGATACTCTTATGTCACTTCCTATACCAGATATGAATATTATATGTGTTCAGTTTGTTGGGCCGAATAGTCGTGGAGAAGAAGAGTGACCGATGACCACTGGACCGGACACTGGCGAGAGTTTATGGCTTGGAGTTATGGAATTGTGTGTCTGTGGGACTTTCTGGTTGCTCCTATTTATTTCTCTATTCTGTCTGTTGTCAGTCATACTCCTTATGTCGTCTGGGTTCCGATCACTATCCAGGGTGGTGGATTATATCATCTGGCGATGGGAGCAATAATAGGAGTAAGTTCCTATGGTAAATCAAAAGAGGCAATCTCACAACAACCATCTGACCCAGTATAAGTAAATGTATGGGCAAATGGACCGAAGAAGCAAAAAAGAAATATCAAGAAGAATATCGAGCAAAACGCAAAGCCGAATATGCTCCTATTCTCGCTGCGAAAAAAGCCGCTAAAGAAAAAGCAAAGTTAGAAGCAGCACTATTAAAACCACCAAGAAGAAAGAAAATCACACCTGAAGAAAAAAAAGAATGGATGAAGAACTATCAGAGAGAACGGGCCAGAAAGAAAGCAGCAGAATCTCGACCAGCAAGAGAAGCAATAAAGTTAAAAAAGAAAATAGAAAAACTGGTAAAGAAAGAAGAAAGAAAAATTGCCGAATCAATAGCAACACAAGAAATAAATGACTCTGACCCAGAATATGCCTATATCGAAATAATCGAAAAGTTCGACAGATCATCATTGCCCGCTGTATCTAACTATGAAATAATATATCGACCACTTCAGAAGGAATAAGTATAAATATTATAGGTAAATAAGAATGTATAAATAGGTATAACAGGGGAAAATAAAATGACAACAACAGAACAAATACTAAAATCAATACTAACAAAAATCGACGAAATAGATAAAACGGTTGATCGTATTTACTTTTTATTGAGTAACTACAAGAAAGACACATCACCACAAAAAGAAAGTAAAAAATAATGGGATCAGAAATAAATACTTGTATCAATAGGAGATACATCAGATGGCTATCAATGTGATACAAGCGACAGATCCGAATTATAATGCAGTAGTTGCTGATTGGTTTGAATCATTTGTTATTGAGATGGCTAGTGCCATAGATCAAAACAACGAGCACTGCTTTCAGATGGTTGTTCAGGTAGCAGGTAAATCACGAGCAAAACCAAAGAATAAAATACCCAAAGACATAAAAATGGTTCTTAAGTGGTTAAAAACAGGAACAGAACGAGATTTTTTCGTTATTTATGACGAAAACTATTGCTCTCACTGTGAATTTAGTGACATTATCGTTGATTTTGTCAAGAAACGCAATAAAAACGATGTAGTTCTGGAAGTGGCATCAACCTTCCTTCTTACATCGATGCTAAATACTTCATTACT